GCAAGGAGGTGCAAGGTAAGCACTAAGACAGCTCAAAGGGCTATCAGGCGATGCACTGACGATGGCTTGATTGTAAGGGTTTCCCCGCAGATACTTATGAACGCGGGAGACATATTGAGATGACCCTCGCAGAACCAGTCTTCATGGCATTCGCCGTATTTTCATCCGTAGACGAGTGCAAAGCGTTTGCGAAATACTACGACTTAGCGCGGATCTTTGAGCCGCAATGCGTCGAGATGGGCGGCGAGGCAGACTACCGCCGCCCGTGGCCCGACGTCAGACCACAGCCACGGCCAACACAGGAGAGTAACTAGTGATCCATTATCACGGCACGCCAATCACACCGATTGCAGCCTTACTTGAATTGGCTGGGCGGCACTTTTGCGTGTCTCATATGCGTCCTGATGATGTATCACGCTGCCATCAGATTGGTCAAAGCGTGATGTTGGATAACGGTGCATTCAGCAAGTGGAAAAGCGGCAAGGCTACGGATTGGGATAAGTTTTACGATTGGTGCGATAAGTGGCTGGATTACCCAACAACGTGGGCAGTTATTCCTGATGTAATTGACGCAGGCTCGCAAGAGCAAGACGCGCTTATTGGAGAATGGCCGCATGGCAAAAAAGGCGCACCAGTCTGGCATATGGATGAGCCGATTTATCGGTTGTTAGCGCTTTGCGATGAATGGCCAAGGGTCTGCATTGGAAGCACCGCAGAATATGCAGTGGTTCTCTCAGAGCCTTGGTGCTTCAAAATGGATGAAACATTTAACGCTTTGTCTCAGCAGTTTGGGAGAATGCCAGTCTTGCATATGCTTAGGGGTATGCAACTATCAGGCAAGCAATGGCCTTTTGCCAGCGTAGATAGCACAGACATTGCCCAAAATCATCACTTACCCCACAAATCGCCCAGACAGATGGCAGACAGATGGGATGCCATGCAAACCCCAGCTCGCTGGGAAACACGACCTCAGCAGGAGATATTATTATGAATAAAGGTTATATAGCAGCAGCGGCATATGCTTTAACAATACCAGCCGCAAACTACATGATTGGGAATGTCGGCACTGTCTGCATCCCTGACGGGCCATGCCTGATACCAGTAGGCTTTGGCGTGATGGCACCAAGCGGTGTGCTTATGATTGGCGCTGCATTGCTGCTGCGTGACGCGGTGCATGAGTGGCTTGGCCCGCGCTTTGCGCTGTATGCAATAGCAGTCGGCGCTGTGCTGTCTTACTTGCTGGCTGATCCATTTATCGCTGTTGCATCGCTTATCGCGTTTGGCGTCTCAGAGTTAAGCGACTTCGCAGTCTACAGCAAAATCAGAGAGCGCAGCAGAACGCTCGGCATACTCGCCAGCGGTGTGGTTGGCAGTGTAATCGACAGTGTACTTTTCCTGTGGCTGGCGTTTGGATCGCTCGCGCATGTTGACGGGCAAATCATTGGCAAGGTGGGTGTGACATGCCTTGCAGCGGCAGCGCTTTATGGATGGAAGAAATATAAAACAATGGAGAGTAACAATGGCTAAATGGGATCTATCGAAACTGGAAAACGGCGCCAGCGTTGGCGCGCATATCGACGAGGATAGCAGCACGCCGACGCAGCCAACGAGGCTGATGCTGGTCATGTCGATCCGGCGCAAGGCAGACATCATGCGGATGGACGCGGGGCGTGGCCCCGAGCGCCTGACGATCAAGCAGCGCGCCGAAGAGATCATGGCGCTCTGCGAGATGCTGGAGAAGCGGCTGTGAGCGCGCTACGATATGGCAGCGTTTGCTCTGGCGTAGAGGCCGCAACCGTCGCCTGGCACCCGCTTGGCTGGGAGCCGCAATGGTTTAGCGAGATTGAAAAATTCCCTAGCGCAGTACTTGCGCATCACTACCCAAATACGCCAAACTTAGGCGACATGACAGCTTTTAAGGAGTGGCCCAATGACCCAATCGACGTTCTTGTTGGGGGAACCCCCTGCCAAAGCTTCTCAGTCGCTGGACTTCGCAAAGGACTTAGTGACCCACGCGGAAACCTCATGCTCACCTATCTTGCCATTGCTGCACAATATCAGCCCAAGTGGTTGGTTTGGGAGAACGTCTCCGGCGTCTTGTCTAGCAACAGAGGACGGGATTTTGGCACCTTTCTCGGGGCGCTGGCAGAACTCGGGTATGGGTTCGCCTACAGAGTGCTTGACGCTCAATACTTCGGAGTGGCCCAAAGGCGCAAGCGTGTGTTCGTTGTCGGATACCTTGGAGACTGGAAACGTGCCGCAGCGGTTCTTTTTGAGCGCGAAAGCTTGTCAGGGCATTCTGCGCCGAGCCGCAAAGCGCGGGAAGAAATTGCCGGAACAGTTACAACACGCTCTGGAAGTGGTGGCGGCGGAGGGCTAGGCACTGACGAAGCTTGCGCAGGCTATTTGCAACCGACAAAAAGTATTCCAGACGTTTGCCATACGTTGGGAACAAAGATTGCAAAGCAAGTAAATAATCAAATGGTAAAAAATGCAGAAGCTTTTTACCACCCGATAGCCTTTGGTGCGCAAAATAGTGCGCAACAGGGCGACAGCGTGTCAGAGCATGTCACGCCCACGCTCGACAAAAGCAAAACGCCAGCGGTGGCACAAGCCAGCGCAGTACGCCGCCTGACGCCAACCGAATGCGAGCGCTTGCAAGGCTTTCCCGACAACTACACGCAAATTCCCTATCGCAACAAGCCAGCAGAAAGCTGCCCAGATGGCCCACGATATAAAGCTATGGGCAACTCTATGGCTGTGCCTGTGATGCGCTGGATTGGCGAGCGGATCAACATGGTGAACAGCATTGGAGAAAAGCTATGACGGAACACCTAACGCCGCTGGAGCGTTGGAAGGAGCTGGCGATCATCGAGAACGCGCGCATGAAGCGCAGGCTGATTGGCCGCGATGACATGCACGCGTATGCCCACAAGCCGTGGCCGCTAGAAAAGCTGCGCAAAGAGATCAAGCGCTGCCTGAGCAGGCATGACGAGCTGTCTGTGGGCGACCTGTGCAGCATGATTGAGCAAGACGCCGTGCATATCGACATTGGGCTGAAGACCATGCGAGAGCGGCGCACAATCATTAAAACGTCGTTTATTGAGGGCCAGCAGCTGTACCGGCTGCGCACGCAGGAAGAGTTCGCGTTCTAGCTCTTGCACAATGTTAACGCGGCGTTATAGTGGCCGGATCAACGGAGGTAATTATGAACACTGAGATGAAGCAACTTGGCTCGCGGATCGATGCCAAGGTATTCGAGGCGCTGCGTGACTTGTCCAAGGAGAAGCGCATAAGCATGGCGTCGCTGACGCAGATGGCGATACTGCGCCTGCTGGACGAGCATGGCGTGGACGTGCAGCGTGGATGATGATTTCACACTGACGCCGGAGCAGCATGCTGAGATGTCAGCGGTTGCCAGCAACACGATGTCCGAGGTCAACGCGCTGATGCGTGACATGCTGGCGATCACCGAGCGCACCGAGCTGCCGGATCTTGCCAAGGTGTACGCGCTGGGCGCTGCGCTGCAGTCTGTGATCGGCTTCATGCGCGAAAACGATTGCGACGTGCAGGACGCCATCGCCATGACTATGGGGATCATATTCGAGACGTACAGCACGCTCGACAAGGAGGACATGCATTGAGCATCGTAACGTGTGGCATAGACTGCGGATACCGCACAGGCGGCGTGGCGCTGGTCGGTGAAAACTGGTCAGAGGTGCATGACCTGCCCGTCTACAGCGAGGGCGGCGTAGACGTCGTGGCGTTGATGGATATTCTCACGTCGGTGGATCGGCTCGATCACATATGGATCGAGAAGCAGCAGGCGATGCCAAAGCAGGGCGTGTCCAGCACGTTCAAGCTGGGGTACGCGTTTGGCCAGATCACGACGACCGTGGCGCTGTCGCGCACGCGCTACACCATGGTGACGCCGGTCGTGTGGAAGCGGGCCATGAATGTGCCAAAGGATAAAGACGCGGCGCGTCGCATGGCGCAGCAGTGGTTCCCCGACAGGGCGAGCGAGCTGAAGCGCAAGAAGGATGAACACAGAGCAGAGGCGCTGCTGATAGCGCTGTATGGAAGGGGGAAGGCGTGACCATATCGACAACCATGTCCAACGAGGAATACCACCTGAGCGACGCGCTCAGCGCCTCTGGGGCCAAGACAATCGCCATGAAGTCGCTGGCGCATTACAAGTATGCCGAGCGTAAGGAAAGCACCGCATTTGACGTCGGCACGGCCACGCACACGCTGGTGTTTGAACCGCAGCACGCAAGCACCGTATGGTGCGGGCCGGAGACGCGGCGCGGCAAGGATTGGAC